CAGGACAGAGTTTCGATGGTACCAGTGCCATTACTATTGCGTCAACTGACCTATCAAACACAAGTGCTATCGCATTATTAACTGCTTCACAGACATTAACAAACAAAACTTTAACATCACCGGTCATTGCAACAATCACAAGCACAGCAGATATAGATTTAACTGCTACAAATGATGTTAATATACCTGCAAACGTAGGTTTAACATTTGGTGATGACGGTGAGAAGATCGAGGGCGATGGAACAAATTTAACAATATCATCTAGCAGTAACATTAATTTAGATGCCTCAGGTGGTGTAAACTTAGACGGCGGCAATGGTACAATTAATTTCAAAGATGATGGTACAAAATTCTTTGTAGTTTCAAAAAGTAGTACAAGTGCTGTTTTAAGTGTTGACGCAACGGATGGCGATATGATATTCAAAGGTGATGATGGTGGTTCAGTTTTCACAGCATTGACACTGGACATGAGTGAGGCTGGTACTGCCACTTTCAATCATGATGTTATCTTACCCAACAACGGTATCCTACAACTTGGTGATGCTGGAGAAAACATTGTGGGTGATGGAACCGATTTAACAATAAATTCTAGTGGTGATGTTATAATGAAACTCACCGGGGAACAACTTAAACTTAACGATGGTACTAGTCATATTGGCCAATTCGATTTAACTGGCAATCATTTTACTATTGAAGTTTTAGGTAATGACAAAGATATGTTCTTCAAAGGTTGGACTGGTGCATCACAATTTACAGCATTGACACTGGACATGAGCGGATCGGGTGCCGCAACATTCAACAGCACGATCGCCACAACAGGAGTTACAATCGACAACACGTCTACAGGTGATTCATTGCTAGTCACAACCACAGAGGATTCAAGCACAGCAGGTCCAGTTATTTCATTAAAGAGAAATAGTTCATCTCCTGCAGATGCAGACTATCTTGGACAGATAAAATTCAAAGGTGAGAACGATGCTGACCAAGAAATAAATTATGCAAAAATTACAGGTAAAATACTAGATGCGTCGGACGGAACAGAAGACGGTATAATAGAATTTGCACACGTCAAAGCAGGATCACAAGTAATTACAGGCAGATGGAGATCTGACTCATTACAACTTTTAAACGGAACCAATTTAAGTGTTGCTGGATCACTAACAGCATCTAGTTTAGCATATCCAACATCAGATGGAAGTGCAGGACAGGTATTGACCACGGATGGTTCGGGCACCTTAAGTTTCGCAACGATAAGTGTGGGTGATTTCACATTCAATGGTTCTACCATGAGTGCACCATCAAACGCAGACATGACGTTTGACAACTCGGGCACAGGACGTTACATATTCGAGGGCACATCATCACTAGCGATACCTAATGGTACAACAGCACAGAGACCGACAGGTTCAACCGGTGAGATAAGATACAACTCAAGCACGGACGCCATAGAGGGTTATACCACATCAGGTGGATGGGCACAACTGGGTGCCACAAGTTCTACGTCAGAGAACACCGACGACACTGCAACCGGAAATGCAACAGCAATCAGCACCACAGAGAAAATTGTAAACCAATTCACAACCAGCAGTTTCGACAGTGCATGGTATTTGACTATTAATCGAGACGAGATCAACGATCAAGTTTCTACTGCAAAACACAGTTTGGCACACAACAATTCTGCCGCGGTCGTCTCGTCATCACACATGACAAAAAGCGATACCGCAAACAGTTTCGTGACCATAGATGCGGATGTAACTGGGGGTAATGCAAGACTAAAGGCCACTGGAACAAGTGTTGTAAACTCCTTGTCCTTCTACAGGATAGCACTGGGGGATAACACCACAGCAGGCACGACAGGGAATGTGACCAACGTGATAAACGCAGATGTTGACTCTGCTTCGGAAAGCATAGACAGTTGGGCCAAAGCCTCGTACAGAGCGGCCAAGTATTACATATCGATTAACAACGCATCCAAGACGGAAGTTTCAAACCTCGAAGCATTAGTTGTTCATGACGGTACCACGGCGTACATCACATCATATGGTGCGACCAACACAGGATCCAATGACCTTATTAATTTAACGGCGGCCGTTGATGGTTCAAATGTTGTGGTCAGTGCAACCGGTAACGAACCAAATCTGAGAGTCACTGCATACAGGATTCTACTAGCAGACGATGAGTCAGGATCTACAGGAGATAATGTCAATGTGGTTGCCGCAACCACAGTAAGTTCTACAGCGACAACAGTTGACTCATTTGTAAATTCTGCTTACACAGGTGCGTTCTATGTGTTCACCGGTTACAATAGCACAGAAGGTGCGGCCAGTGCCACAGAGGTCATGGTGGTATCGAACGACGACGCATACGTCAGCACAGGTCCTACAATTTCCACAAAAGGCACGGACCAATTAACTTTCTCTGCCTCACAGTCTGGATCAACAATAACAGTTAAGGCCGCTTCTACGTCGGGTGCGAGCACGACTGTGAACGGTTACAGGGTACACATGTTAAGGGGATCAGCAGGTGCATCAACGGCAGACACGGTGCTGGTATCAACAACACAGACTATATCAGGTGTAAAAACATTCAGCAGTCCAATTGCATTGACTGTGGGAAGTGACCCTTCTACTGCTACTAATAATGCACACATCTACGCCAAGGACGAATCATCCAGTGCAGAAGTGTTTGTGAAAGATGAAGCCGGAAACGTGACTAAAATATCTCCACACAACGAACAAGGTGAATGGGAATACTTCTCGAGGAATACCAAAACTGGCAAGACTGTGAGGGTAAACATGGAAGAGATGATCCGTGATATTGAGAAACTCACAGGCAAAAGATACATCAAAGATTTTTAAACAATCAAATCTAATATAGTCTGTAATTTACCCTTTATACTTTTATTATTCAGTGTATTTTTGAGACCCATGTGCAAATTCTTGGGCCAACATTCAAACGCACACCAGCAGTATCCTGAATGTTCGTCATTCAGTTTAGGTAAAAATTCTGCGTCTATGGCTACTAGATATGTGTGGAAGAAGAACTTCTGATCGTTTGATGTGAACATCTCCAATGGAATAACTTTCTTGAATTTGGGTAGACTGCCCGTCTCTTCCTCTATCTCACGTTTCAGACCCTCGAATGCACTCTCTGTGAATTTGCTTTTGCCGCCAACCAATCCCCACATGCCTTGTGTCTTACGATCAGTCCGCTGTAGGAACAAGAAACGTTTGGTATTTGTTGCGTAGAACAGTGCACCTGAACAGACTATATTATCTTTCATGCTTTATTATAACAACTATGGGGTGGTAGCGTCAAGGCTTGAGTTGTATCCTGGGTCTGCTCCGCCATCCAGCACTATGCTCCATGTGCCTTGGGCATATACACCCTCGTATGATTTGACCCATTCTGTGCCATTGTACCTGTACTGTATTCCTGTGTTTAGGTTGGTAATGTATTCTTGTGTTGAATCATGATGAGAAGCATCAAACTGCTTGACCCATTTGGTACCGTCATATTCTATGATGTCGCCAACACTGGCTACTATTGATCCCCATGTTGCACTCTGGAAACTTGCCGTTGAATCACCTATATCATTTATAATCAAATATCTATCACCTGTGGTAGGTGTGCCTGGATCAAATGTTGCTGGGTTAATAATCTTTTTCACAGTAGGTCCTATCGGTGCGTCTGAATTGTTTGGTATCGTATCACTGTCGATCGTGTACAATAGTATTGTATCGTCCAATGTTGTTGTTGCTATTGTTCCAACGATTTCATTGCCGTTTGGCTGTGTCAATCTTATCTGTGATGTGCCGTTTGTGACCTTGCCATACTGATCCAATAATGTCTTCCAGTTCACCGCTGGACCAAAAGTTTCAAAAGGATCAAAGTTGTTGGGCTCGTTAGCACCAGTCTGGAATCCATCTCCGCCTGATTTGACATTTACTCCTGTCGTACCTAACAGTCTCAATTGATTTCCTGTGACCAACAATCCAAAGTTGTTTGGTGTTATGAAACTCTTCGACACTAGTTCTCCGTCTATCAGTCCTTTTGCAATTCCGCCGTCGTCGTCGTATATGCTCATTATTATCTTCTGTACCACACCAAGTTTTTTCACTTTTACAGGTGGAGACAGCCATATGGGCATACTAAACTGTAATGTTGCTACATCAATTTCGGAATCTGCACCCACTGGAATAGTTCTCGAACTAAATGTAATATTACCTAACTCTATATAACTTAAACTTGTCCAGTCTATGTAGTTGTCTGTCTTTTGTATCTCAAAATCTGGGTTGAACAAGTATAGTATCTGTTCTAGTATCTGCAGTTTTTGATCTGTGTTCGATGAGAAAATATCTGCTGTGACTTCCAATCTAAAAGGTGAAGGCATAACTTTTTCAACTGTGTATCCAGCACCCAACTGATTTGTGTAGTTGCCATCAGAATCAACGTCTCTTTCTCTTAGGTGTTGCTTTTCAATATGATAAGGATTTTGCATTCTTTCCCTATCATAGTTTAATTCTCGCACATAACAAGCAATCTTTGGTGCATAGTTAAGTGCATTCTCACTGTTGTTCCTGATGATGTTCGCAACCTGTCTTGTTGGGTCACCGTAAACTACAGGCACCGCCCGAAGATTTATACCTCCATCTTTGCCCTTGCCAGTCTCCACAGAGAAATTGCTCAATATCCTAATAAATTGAGTTAAAAATTTCCTAACCTGTCCTTCGTAAAAGTGTAGCATTCTTAATTGTCAGCCTTTGGTTTCAATGCATCTGTCAAAGATTGTCTTTGTGTTACTGTTAGTCCGTTTATTGTTGATTCTGTTGCATTGTTGACGAAACTTGTTTTGTAATTCCCTCTAGAATCGTTGTTCGTTGTAGTTATTCTGACACTGTCCTCAATTTTGACCCATCTGGCTCCGTCATATCTGAACAACCTGTTGGGCAAGAAATCTGTCCTTAAGAAGTAATCACCTTTATCTACGTCAGACGTTGGGAACGATATTCCAAACCCTGCGGGATTTCCGTTGGGTGCAACACCGTCTCCATCTAGATAGAATCCGTAGTGTGAACTTGCAGGAGTGTCTATTGTGGCATTCACTGTGTTACTGCTACTTGCTCTCTGTGATGCTGTGTTGACGTTTTCTGTCCTAATGTTACCCCTCTCATCTATGGGTGCAACGTAATATTGTTTGTAGTTGAATCCTGCCTTTGGTGCATCCTGCTCTGCCTGTGCCACAACTTGATCGTTGATTGTTTTTTCTCTGTTGTAGGTACTCATGTAACTGGCAACAGATCCTGTTGTGGTTGCATCTCCGATCACATCTCGGAATTCCTGTGAGTCAACTAGGGTTTTCATTTTCAATCTCAACAGGTGTGGCCACCATGTCTGCGAAAATCCTTCTGCGGCCCTGTTGACGTCTTCTACCACATAGTATCTTTTCAGTGCTATAGGCACACTCTCATCTAACGAATAATCTTCTTTCATGTGTGGGAATTCTATGACATCACCACTCATGGGTTTCCTGCCAATTCTTTCCACGATATCGTTTAAATGCACTGTTAGAAATAAAGTATCGTTCTGTAAGAACATGCCAAACTGTGATAGGTTAAAATCTGCGTCTTGTACATTGTATATGCCTCTAACTATGTATACATCATCTGAATATTTCCTGTCTCTGTTCTCTAGGAATAGCAGATCTTGTATGGTTCTTTCATTTAGGCTGTCTCCGGAATACTGTGGTTGTGTTGGAGATGCGGCACCATCTTTGTTCGTATCTCCTTGATCATACGGTCCTAGGTATTTGTGCAGATGTAGATCTGTACCTCCCACAATAAACATCTCTCTGATGTTGCGATCAAAGAACTTGTAGTCGTTGCCTTTTTCAGGCTTGAAAATGGATAATCTTGGCATATCATACATATTTATTGCACAGGCAAAGGCTATAAATATGTACATGTCAGAACTACAAACAGGACAACAGGAAATTTTTGATTACGTCAAGAACAATCTAGGTGACGGCATGATTGACGTTGAATTAGACCCTAAACACTATCAAACGGCGCTGGAGAGGGCCATTAATAAATTCAGACAGAGATCTTCGAATGCAGTGGAAGAATCATATGCTTTTCTTGAACTAAAGAAAAATCAAAACACCTATATACTGCCAGACGAGATCATAAATGTCAGGAATCTAAATAGAAGATCGGTAGGATCAAGAACAGAAGGCGGAGAAGGTGGAACATTGTTTGAACCTTTCAATCTGGCCTACACAAACACATACTTGCTGAGGGCAGGGGCAACTGGCGGATTGGCCACTTACTTTGCATTTGCTTCGTACCAAGAGATGATAGGGAAAATGTTTGGAAGTTTCATACAGTTCCATTTTGATGTGGCAACAAAGAAATTAACGATAACTCAAAAACCCAGAGCAGATGACGAAACTATTTTGATGCACACAGACAACTTCAGACCCGATATCACATTGTTCAAAGACATATACTCTAAACCATGGATCAGAGATTACACGCTTGCCGTATCTAAAATAATGTTAGGCGAAGCGAGGGGTAAATTCAACACCATAGCAGGACCACAGGGTGGCACAACACTGAACGGCGACGCTCTGAAGAACGAAGGTCAGGCAGAGATCGAAAGACTGGAAGCAGACATAGGAAATTACCAAGAAGGTGGAACACCACACAGTTTTGTTATTGGTTAATTGTCCACAAACTCCATTTAAATACCGTGCATGAAAGATTCCAAATATAAAAAATATTCTGACCTCTCACTGGAAGAACTGGAAAATTTGGTAGAAGAGCTAGAAACGATGAGCATAAAAGCGTTGAAAGAACACAAGAAAACCCTGAGATCATCCATATTACGATCTGTGAGAAAAGCAATCAAAGAGATTGAAAAACGTTTAAAAAAATAGTATAATAATCCTATGTTAATAGGTGTAGTAGGTTTAATAGGTTCCGGCAAAGGCACAGTTGCAGATAGACTTGTGGAGAAGCACGGATATCAAAAAGACAGTTTCGCTAAAAGTTTGAAGGATGCCGTTGCGTCAATGTTTAACTGGGATAGGAGTATGCTTGAAGGAGATACAGAATCAAGCAGGCACTGGAGGGAACAACCTGACAAATTTTGGAGTCAAAAATTTGGAAAGCCAACCACACCAAGATGGGTGTTACAGTACTTTGGCACAGAAGTGATGCGTGGTCAGATGTATGATGGTATATGGGTAGACAGTTGTATTGGCAGATACAAAGGACAGGACACTGTGATAGCCGACACACGATTCCCCAATGAAGTAAGACAAATAAGAGAGCAAGGTGGCAAGATCATACTTGTGAAAAGAGGGTCAGACCCCGACTGGTTTGTTGATTACGTTGAAGGCAACATACAACCCAAAAACATACATAGTTCAGAATACGCATGGGCAAAGGAAGAATTTGATTTCGTAATTGAGAACAATGGCTCAAAAGAAGAATTATATGCAAAAATAGACGACCTACTAGTCAGCGACAAGATCTCCAACCCGCCATCCAAGTCTTCGGGTACTGCCCAACCTTTGGCAATTGGCGCAAACAGTTTTTAAATTAGTAGCAGTAGTATTCCTAAGATTCCCGTCCACAAACAGCACATCCAGTTGTTCTTTGTCCTGTGCTTTGAATCCACACAGTTCGCATTTCTTACGCTTCTTGTATCCTGATCTTTGTAGTGCTGTCACTCCTCCCACTCGTTTACCTGCCCGTTTCCTTATGCAGGAGTCACACAGGCTACGCCAGTAGATCTTGTTGTTACGTTGATAAGCATATGCCCTAGGCTTGGCCTTACACTCCTTACATATGGGTCTGTCCTTGTACTGCATGTGTGTATTTACGTCGCCTATATAGGCACCACGAAAACGGTAAATTATGTCAGCAAAACCGTATGATTGAATAAATAACTCTAGTATATACGTAACTTGCAAGGAGAATACGAAAAATGGCATTAACATCACCAGGAGTAGAAGTTTCAGTAATAAACGAGAGCTTTTATGTACCATCAGATGCGGGTACAACACCACTATTCATAGTAGCATCATCACAGGACAAGACAAACGGCGCTGGAGACGGAACGGCTGTAGGAACAACTACTGCTAACGCCAACACTGCTTATTTGATCTCGTCACAGAGAGAATTAACAGAGACTTTCGGAGATCCGAAATTCTACACAAACGCATCAGGAACTTCACTTAACGGTTATGAGTTAAATGAATATGGTCTACAAGCGGCCTACAGTTTCCTAGGAGTTGCCAACAGAGCATACGTACTAAGAGCGAATGTGGACACAGCAGGATTAGTTGGAAGTGCTACGGCACCTACAGCAAAACCAACAGATGGAACATACTGGTTTGACCTTGCATCAAGCAGTTACGGTTTATTTGAGTGGTCACAGACTAATCAATCATTCACAACAATTACTCCAACACTAATCACTTCAGCAAGTGACCTAGTTGGCGGTGTTTCTACTGGTGCACCTAAAACTTCTATTGGAACAATTAACGATTACGCAATCAACACAACACACGTTACTAACAAAATCTACAAGAAGACAGCAAGTAACACTTGGGTACAGGTTGGATCAACAACATGGCACACATCTTTACCGGTGGTGACAGTTGCGTCAGGAACAACAGTGACAAGTGGTAACAAGATCACAATGAACGGTGTTGAAATCACTTTTGGTGGAACAGCATTATCTGATGTTGCTACAGCAATTGGATCTAATGTAACTAACGTCACAGCAAGTGTGAACAGCACAACAGGTAACTTAGAAATCTTCCACAACGGTAAGTTTTTAGGTGACTCAACAGGTGGTGCTAACACTATCAGGTTTGAAGCAAATACAGGTACTGGTTTAGCAGACCTAGGAATTACGGCAGGCGTGAAAAACGGTGCGAAACTTCTACAAGAAAAACACACTAACAGACCAACTTGGAAAACAGCAGATGAGAACAGACCTAACGGTTCAGTTTGGTTCAAGACTACATCAGCAAACTCAGGTGCGGCATTAGTTGCAAAACTTTATGCTACAGCAAGTGCAAGTTTCTCTCAAGTTGCTAGTCCACTTCATACTACCCACCACTCAGCAATCTTTAATCTAGATCCAGCAAACGGTGGAACTGCTTTGACTACAGGAACACTGTACGCACAGTACAACGTCACTGAAGAAAGCATGGGTGCTAATGATTTAGGTGGGGTAGACTCCACTGGAAATGTTGCAGACTTCCAATTCTTCAGATTCGAGGGCGGTGCTACAACTATCACAAGTAACAGCACATCTCCAAGTTTCACAAGTGGTGAGACTTTTAAAATACAAGAATCAGTCAAGAACCAAGAGGCACTTAACTCAGCAGTAACAGTAACGCTAGGCGGAACTGGAGCGGATGACTTTATCGCGGCAGTGAACGGTGCAAATTTAACAAACGTTTCAGCAAGTAAGACAACTGCTGGTGCGATCACCATGACACACAAACTGGGCGGTGAGTTCAGAATGTTTGATGGAGATGATCTAGGAACACCATTAGCAGACGCGGGCTTCAGTGCTACGACGGCACACGCTTATGGAACATACACAGCGAACAGTTCAACTTTAATTGACAACTTGTATGACCTACCAACAGGTGAGAGCCTTGACTCAAGTGCTAACACAGGTATCATGGCAAGTAACTGGAAGAGATTGAGTTACACTGCTTCAACAAGTGCACCAACTAATGAGCCAGCAGATGGTACATTATGGTACCACACAGCGACAGACGAAGCAGACATCATGGCACACAACGGTACAACTTGGGTTGGATATGCAACAGCATACTCAAGCACAGATCCAAGTGGTCCACAGTTCAAAGCAACAGCACCAACTACACAATCAGATGGTACTGCACTTGTGACTAACGACTTATGGATTGACACAAGCGATCTTGAGAACTATCCAAAACTTTACAAATACAACACATCAGCAACTCTAAGTTCTACAAACACAGCGAACCAAGTGGCAGTTACCACTTCAGGTGCGGCGTGGGAACTAGTTGACAAAGCAGACCAAACCACAGAAGATGGTGTTGTGTTCGCAGATGCTAGATTGCACACAGCGGCTGGCAAGGCAGATTCATTGTCAACGGGTGGTGCAGGAACTTCTAGTAGCATCAAAGATTTATTAAGCGATGGCTTCCTAGATCCAGATGCTCCCAATCCAGACAACTACCCACAGGGTATCATGTTATGGAACACAAGAAGGTCTGGTTACAATGTTAAGGAATACAAAAACAATTACATCACAACTGCCAAGTATCCTGGAAGTGGATCAGCAGGTTTAGGTAACATCAGACAAAGTAATGAGTCTGTGTCTACTTACTTCCCAGACAGATGGGTTACTAAATCAAGCAACAACGCAGACGGTTCTGGTTCTTTCGGTAGAAAAGCACAGAGAAAAGTGATTGTTGAACAACTTAAATCAGAGATTGACACAAACCAAGCAATCAGAGAAGACCAAAGAGGCTTCAATGTTATTGCTACACCTGGTTATCCAGAGTTGATCTCAAACATGATTAACTTGAACACAGACAGAAACAACACTGCATTTGTAGTTGGTGACACACCTATGAGATTAGCGGGTACGTCAACTAGCATACAGAACTGGGCTAACAACACAGCATCAGCACTAGACAACGGCGAAGACGGGTTAGTAAGTTCAAGTGATTACTTGGGTGTGTTTTATCCATCTGGTTTGACAACAGACAACACAGGAAAATCAATTGTAGTTCCGGCATCACACATGATGATGAGAACACTGGCAAACAACGATAACATCGCTTTCCCATGGTTCGCACCGGCAGGAACAAGAAGAGGTATAGTTGACAATGCTACATCAGTTGGTTACATAGACACAGCAAGTGGTGAGTTTCAAACAATATCTGTTACGGAGTCAGTGAGAGATTCAATGCATGAGGTTAAAGTGAACCCAATCACTTTCTTCTCAGGTGCAGGGATCGTTAACTTCGGTAACTTGACTAAAACATCAGCAAGTTCAGCCTTGGATAGGATCAACATTTCAAGATTGGCAGTCTACTTGAGAACACAGTTAGACGCAATTGGAAAACCATTTATCTTTGAACCAAATGACGAACTGACGAGAAACGAGATCAGAGGAGCGATCGAATCATTCTTGTTAGAGCTGACGGGACAGAGAGCATTGTATGACTTCTTAGTAGTTTGTGATGAGACGAACAACACACCTACAAGGGTAGACAGGAACGAACTTTATGTGGACATAGCAATTGAGCCAATCAAATCAGTTGAATTCATCTACATACCGTTGAGAATCAAAAACACAGGAGAAATTGCAAAATTAGGAAACTAATTTTCGATAAAGGAGAAAATATATGGCAATATCAACATTATCAAAGTTTACAGTACCTTTAGCAAACGACCAAAGTTCAGCATCACAAGGTCTGTTGATGCCAAAACTTCAATATCGTTTTAGAGCAATACTTGAAAATTTTGGAGTATCAACACCAAGATCAGAACTAACAAAACAAATAGTAGACATAACAAGACCACAATTATCTTTTGATACAGTAACGTTAGACGTGTACAACTCAAAAGTATATGTTGCAGGTAAACACACTTGGGAAGCGATCACAATCAACCTAAGAGATGATGTAAACAACTCAGTTACTAAACTGGTTGGAGAACAGATACAGAAACAGTTTGATTTCTTTGAACAGAGTTCAGCGGCATCTGGTATTGACTACAAATTCACAGGTAGAATTGAAATGTTAGACGGTGGTAACGGAGCAAGTACACCAAATGTTTTAGAAACATGGGAACTGTACGGTGCTTTCATAGACAACGTGAACTACAATTCACTAGCATACGCAACTTCAGATCCAGCAACAATCACATTGTCAATCAGATACGACAACGCGATCCAAACTCCAACAGGAACAGGAATTGGAACAGCAGTTGCAAGAACGATCGGTACTCTAAGTACTGGTGGTGGACAGTAATACAAAAAATTAAGTTAGCAATTATAAAGTTAAAAAAAGCGTCTTTATAGGCGCTTTTTTTGTGACTATAAATAACAGTATGCCAAGTATTAACAACTTCCTAAAAGGTTTCCAGGACGGACAACCAGGTATGAAAGACTACCGACACGCATCTAGATTGTACGTAGACGACAATTTCAAATTGATGCCAAAACAGAAATTCCTGTTCCACGTGGTTTTCAACACAGATGAGACCTTGTTCGTCAAGGGCTTCAATGCCAATGAGAGGTATCAACTGAACATGTTGGTCAAGCAGTGCGACCTGCCCAAGTACAACATGAGCTATGAGGAGAAGACACAATATAACAAGAAGATGTACAATGCAACCAGGATAGCGTACGATCCTGTTAACATAACATTCCATGATGATCACGCAGATACAGTCAACGCATTTTGGAAGAAATACTACGAGTACAACATAGCAGATTCTATAGGCATGAATTCGGACCTAACAATAAACAACACCAAGGATGACTATTATGCCTTTGGTGATGCGAGACAGACAACCAAGTTTGGAATGGATACTCCAAAACAAACTAAAAAACCTTATCTCAAAGGTATAGAAATTTTTGTTCTGCACAAAAAAAGATTCACGTCAATGACATTGGTCAATCCGGTCATAGGTTCGTTTGCACACGACAACCTGGATCAAGCAGATGGGCAGGGCGTGATGAACAATACAATGCAGATACTATACGAGACAGTAATCTACAAATCAGGCATAGTCAACAGAAACAATGTGCCGGGTTTTGCCACAATCAACTACGATAACTCTCCTAGCCCACTGTCTGTGCTAGGTGGAGGCACGAACAGCATATTTGGCCCAGGGGGCATTGTGGACGGCATAGGCTCTGTGATCAGTAATGTGCAGTCCGGCAATATACTAGGCGCCATATTGGGTGCATCCAACACCTATAACAATGCAAAGAAAATGAAAAAGAAAGATGTGAAAGAAGAACTAAAAGGCATAGCCAAGGAAGGTGTATTAGCAATTGGTAAGCAGGCAGGCACTATCACAAATCCTGTGGCACAGTTCTCAGTGGGTGCGGCCATAGTGGGTGTGACTGCCCTTGCTTCAGCCAGAGGAACAGCAGATAACAATAATCAGGCCGACAACACAGTGATAGTAAATTCCACAGTGGACACGGTGAACTTCCTAGGTGAAGATGAATCATTCAAGCTCGTATCCAATGACGCGAATGTCCGTGATGAGATAGCGGCCGCGATATATTTCAAAGACATGGGCTCTCGTAAAGGGCTGACTGTGGCACAATCTAATCTGGAATATGAAGCATCGTCAGACAATGTAAAGAATGTGTACACCAGCAAGGCAATCACAGATGTGAGGAAGTTGGTCACAGAAGGATATATAAAAATTGAAAGACAGACTCAAGATGTCGAAATAGCAACAGAAAAGGTGACAATATAATGGACGAATTCTACACAAACTTACCACCAAAGGACAATGACGAGTTACAAAAGACAGTGGAGAAATTAACTACAACTCCATACGAAAATGATTACGAATTCAATGTGGGTGATTATGACAGCACAATAGCGTTCTTCGTCAAACGTGACTTCTCCAGGGTCGCGGCAGAATCTACAGCGTATGCAATACTGTCACAGGCCAAGATTGACAACATCAAACCACAGCAGATACTAGACCAATTGACATACGCCGACCAGGCACTGTTATCTGAACTGATGACCATAATATTAAACGCCAACAGATACAAGTCAAGTAGGTTGGGTGTGAGGAAGACACTGGCCACCAAAGAGACGGTATCTAGAAACATCATAGACTAATGTTACCGAGATTTGCTAGGGGCAAGTTCTCTCCCAAGAATCAAGAGAAGTATGTGGGCACGAAAACACCAACGTACAGATCAAGTTGGGAACACGCTTTTATGAGATTGTGTGATGAACACCCCAACGTATACCAATGGGCATCAGAATCAATCAAGATCCCATACAGGCATCCGTTCACAGGCAAGTACACTGTGTACGTGCCGGACTTCTTCATAGTGTACCAAGACAAGGAAGGTCGCAAACATGCGGAGATGGTGGAGGTCAAACCCATGAGCCAGACCACCATGGAGGCCGCGGGCAAGAGCATGGCCAAGAAGAAACAGGTCGTGATCAACATGGCCAAATGGGAGGCCGCCAACGCATACGCCAAACAGAGAAGGATCAAGTTCAGAGTGGTATCAGAAGAACAGTTGTTCCACAACGGCAAACGTAAGTAAATACGACAATGACAAAGAAACTAGAAGACATCCTCAATTTACCAAATGTCAAAGAAGCATTCAAAGAGGTAGACAAGAAGGAAAAAGACAAGAAGATCAAAGAGTCAAACGGTCAACACGCATCTGCAAAAAATCTAGATCCACAAACGCAAAAGAATCTACAAAAGAGTTATGCAGAATTTGATAAAGTTGCGGCCGCACTACCACAAGTCAAAGGCCTGGGAGAGTTATCAGATCTGGAACTGGACAAACTGGCCATAGAAGCGGAAGAGAGTTACAAGAATCTAATGGACCTAGGTATGAATGTTGACTCGCGTTATTCGGGCAGAATTTTCGAGGTTGCTGGCAATTTCTTACGTAACGCCATAGACGCCAAAAGTGGCAAGATCGACAAGAAACTTAAAATGATAGAATTACAACTTAAAAAGCAGAAGTTGGATCAGGGCAACAAGGACGGTGGCCCAGTGGAAGAAAGCGATGGATTCGTTATATCTGATCGTAACGAATTAATGAAGAAACTACTAAAAAAAGATTAGCATGTCAGATAAAAAGTTTGTTAATGAAATACCCAAACTGCCTAAGGGACACCATTTAGCAGTTGAACATGAGTGTTTCGATTATCCAAGTTGGAATCATTACCTAGATACGAAAAGTTCTTATCATTTTGACAAATTCAAGAACGACACAAGCAATCCAGGTATTAATACAAACTTAAAATTTCGTTGGCAAAATGATATCACAAAAGAAATTTTTCCTTATGTAAGAGAGAAATCTAGAAACATTCATCCCAATGACATTGCTGTATTGCATGCCGCTTGGTGGTTACACGAAATGGAAGTACGGGGAATGGACCATGTTGGATTTAAGGAAGTAGTTAAGCCAGAGAAACATCCTACCCTTACAAAAATTGTAGACTGGTTTGAGTGGGCAGAAGAAGTTCAGCCTATTATAATGGAAAAGAATGTGGGTAATTTTGAACCTTATCATGTTGATACCATGGATGGTCATCCAAGCGGTTATGGCTTAAAAAAACTTGTGAGAATTATAATACATCTGCAAGATTGGGAACCAGGACAATTCTTACTTTGGGGCAATAGGAACGTACAGCAATGGAAAGCAGGGGACTCTATATCATATGATCCTAGTATACCGCACGGTACTGCAAATGCGTCAAGATATAGAAGATATTCATTAAGAATTACAGGAGTACCTAGTGATAATACTTTAGAGAAAATGGCTAAAGGCGGGGTAATCAATATACAATAATGTCAAATAACATATAAAAAAGGCTAAATATTGCATATGAGCACATTCAAGGACTATCTAACAGAATCAGCAAAGTCGTATGACTATAAAATAAAGATCGCAGGGGCAAAGAAAGATATTGATACAAATGCTTTAGAGACAGCACTGCAAAAATTTGATCTTGCCAGCATGTCAGCAGGTAAGACTACACCTATAATGACGCTACCACTTGATTTTCCTGCCTTAAGCAACGAGTCTGTCACTATATTTGACGTGACAACGAATTATCCAGAATCACCAAGAGTGATGCATGAATACCTTTCAGACTTACTAAGGATTCCAGCGACACACATTGTAGTTAGAAAACCAGGTGAACCAACAGAGCAATACCAGGACGATATGCAGGTTGCTAAAAAGTCTGAATACGCAAACAAATTACAAGACATCGAATACAAAGATGCACCCAAAGTGAACGCAGAAGATTTCCATAGTACAAAAGCAAACATGGGTCTATTGAAAGAATTACTTAAAGACAGAGAAGTCAACAAAGACGCTCCAAAAGAAAAAGAAAATGCAATGAGCAAGGAAGAGGTAGGAACACCTAGTCCTCTATCAAAATCAACAAACCCACACCCGGACCCAAAAAGGAAATAAGTTATGGAAATGATCGACGTGTTAACAAAATTAAAAGAAATAGCAGAATCAAGACCTGAATTGGTTAAAGACGCAGTGGAAAACGTTGAGAAGACAAATCCAAAAGCGGTAACAGAAGGTGGCATGAAAGACTACTTGCACGATGAAGCAGAGAAACTTTCAAGAGAAGAATTCTTAAAGAAACACGGTGAGAGCCTAGCAGGGTTTTATGATGCAATCAATGGCACAGAAGAAGCAGTTGAAGGAAAAATTCCAGCAGGTCTAAAAGCATACCAAGATAAAAAAGCAGGCAAAGAGGAAAAAGAAGACAAAAAAGAAACTGTGAAAGAAGCAATACAAATCTCAGCAGACACTCCACAAGAAGCGTCAATGATGATGCAGATCTTGAAACTAGCAGGTGTGCAACAAGTAGACCAAGACATGATAAGCCAAGAACCAGAACATGATCATGACGGTATGTCGCATTCACATGCAGGCGGAGATCAAGACCACAATCATGATGACGATGCAACAGGGTCAATGGACATGGCTAGAATGAGAGACATGATCAAGAATCCCGAAGACGATCAAAAAGAAGAAACATTTGCAAACGAACCAGAAGAGAAAGTACAAGACGTTGACAGCCTAGTTAACAAACACTCGGGTGGTTTAAACAGACAGAAGAAAACTCATCCAATAGTTTCTCCTGGTGATAACCCAATGGCGGCGGAAGACAAGATCACTGAGGAAGAGTTGGCTAACAGTCTCAGAACACAGTACGAAAGTTTCAAAACAGCGTATCAAGAAGCGGCAAAACCTGACTTCTTGGACATGGACAAAGATGGCAATAAAAAAGAACCAATGAAAAAAGCCATCAAAGACAAAGAAGCAAAGTAATACTTTTCCAAGTACCATCACAGCGTTAAATACTACACTATGGCGTATGTATCACTAGATAGCGACCAGATCAAGAAGGCGCACAAGAAACACAAATATACCAAAACTCAAGTTGAACAACTTGAGCAGTGTATGGATACTAAAACCGGACCACTGTTTTTCATGAGAACGTTCATGAAGATACAACACCCGGTCAAAGGTTCGATGCCGTTCGAACCATTCCCATACCAAGAGAGATTGATCAACAGTTACAATGATCATAGATTCTCGATCGCCATGTTACCCAGGCAGACAGGAAAGACTACTTGTGCCTCTGGGTTCCTCATTTGGTATGCCATGTTCAGACCTGACTCACAGATACTAATCGCGGCACACAAATACGCAGGAGCATCAGACATCATGTCAAGGGTGCGTTATGCCTATGAGATGTTGCCCAGTTGGATCAAAGCAGGCGTAACACAGTACAACAGGAACAGTATAGAGTTTGACAACGGTTCAAAGATATCAGCAACCACAACAACTGAGAACACAGGGCGGGGTATGTCACTTACACTTGTTTATTGTGATGAGTTTGCATTCGTGCAACCACCAGAGAAGGCCAAAGAGTTTTGGACATCACTATCGCCTACATTATCAACTGGTGGTAAGTGCATGATCACCAGCACACCCAACTCAGATGAAGACCAGTTCGCATTGATTTGGAAGGAGGCCAACAAAAGATTCGACGAGTACGGCAATGACAAGTTAGTAGGAACTAACGGATTCTATGCCATGAAAGCACACTGGTCAGAACACCCTGACAGGAACGAAGAGTGGGCGGAAGCGGAAAAGGCCAGGATTGGTGATGAGAGATTCAGGAGGGAGCATGAATGTGAATTCTTGATCTTCGACGAAACACTAATAGACAGTATACACCTAGCAGACATGGAGGCCGCGGCACCTGTGGAGACAACAGGACAGGTACGTTGGTTCAAACGTCCAACACCAGGAATGACATACATGGTTTCCCTAGACCCTGCCATGGGAACGGGCGGTGACTACGCCGCAATACAGGTTTTTGAATTGCCCACGTTCGAGCAAGTGGGAGAATGGCACCACAACACAACACCAATGAATCAACAGGTAAGAATCCTGCAAGGAATCACAAAACATCTTCATGATGCAATCATGGAAAAAGATGCAACAGCGACACCACAGATATTCTATTCAATGGAGAACAACTCGATCGGAGAAGCGGCACTGTTGAGGGTGATGGACATAGGTGAAGAAAACATAATGGGCATGTTCCTGTCAGAGCCAATAAGGAAAGGACACAGAAGGAAATTTAGAAGAGGATTCAACACCACAGCAAAACACAAGATAGATGCATGTACAAAATTCAAAGAACTTGTAGAGAACAACAAGATGAAGATCAATTCACAACTGCTTATATCGGAGTTAAAGGACTTTGTGGCCAGTGGCATGAGTTTCAAGGCAAAACCGGGACAGCATGATGACCTAGTCAGCTCGTGTTTATTAATGACTCGTATGATGAAGGTGTTGGCGGATTTTGACCCTAAGATATTCGAAAAATGGACTGACAGGACCAGTGAGATCACACCAATGCCCATATTTGGATCGTTCACAGGATAATAAATACACTATATGAACCCTAAAAACTCTGAAGATTTATTCAACAAGATAAGATCGCAATTCTCAAACATCAGACTAGGTGATGAGAACGGTGCCGCTACTGCCGATCCAAGCAGTGCAGTGTTCTTTGAGTTTGAATTCCAGGAAGACGCAGACACTTTTGGTAGTGTTAGCATCAGCCTAGCGGACGGTGAGAACATGAAAGTGTACTACAATAGGGATTTAGTCAGCAAAATTGATGAAGACAGCAGAGACGAATGGTATGCGTTCCTTAAGGAGTTGAAAGACTTCGCTGTAGAGCACCAAATGAGGTTTGACGTGAGAGATATAACCAAAAACAACCTAACGAAGCAGGACTATGAAAATCTTGCAGATACGAACAAAACGGTAAATACTGATGAAATGTCAGAAGAACTAGCCAGAATAACTAAACTAGCAGGGGTAACTGAAGGCC